TGCAGCGGCGACTTTCTGTCTCTCAGCGGCTTTCGCGGTGGCCTCGGCTTCAAATTCGGCCCGTGCTTCGGCGCGAATCTTTTCCCGGTAGGCCGCTGGGTCTTCCATTTGCTTGAACTCAGAAATCCGCTTGCCGAGTTGATAGGCAGCCATCGCAGGATTCGCGGCGGCGAAAATCTGCTGGGAGATGGCGGGATTGGCCTGCGCGTGCTCCTGCACTACGGCGAGCATGTCGTCGTAGTCCGGGTGCGTTGACTTGGCCTGGTCTTCCAGCGCGGCATACAGCCGCTGGTTGGATTGCTGCTCGACCACCTGCATCCGCTGGCGCACGAATGCGTCAGGGTCTGCCCATATCTCCGGGCTTGGCTGTGCCTGCGTCTGCAGACGCTTCTCCAGTTCGGCCCGTGCCTGTCGCTCGGCTTGCAACTCCCTGTCGCGTTCTTGTCGCTTTTCGCGTTCCGCCTTCAGTGCAGCGAGTGGCACGCGTTCCTCTGCGTGGGGTGCATCAGCCGTCGGCGCTGGTGCGGCTGCTTCGGGGGCAGCGGGTGGAACTTCGACCGTTTTCGGCGTTACCTCGGGCGTCTCGGCGGCGGGAGTGTCATCCGCTTCCGATACCACCGCAGGCTCGTCGGTAAACCCGTCCAGAAAATCCCGTGTTTCTTCGCTCATTACTCACCTCATCGACCTTGCGTTGTCGTCACGTCTCGCGTTGACCGGACGCGTCCGGTGCTGCGTCATGCAGCAAAAGCTGGGCAATAAAAAACCGCCTCGTGGGCGGTCGCGTTTGGCGTGTTGGGTGGGATCAGCCGGCAGGGAATCCGGGCATCTGCGGCGCTACGGCTGTCAGGGCTGCGTGTGCGTTCGGTCCCGGTGTTTGCGGGTCCGTGGTCCATCCATCAGGCACAGCAGTCAGCGGGTCAGGCTTGAGCGCCACCATGCGGGCGGTTTCGGCCTCGTACTGCTGCACGGAGAGCTTCTGCCACTCGATGTTGTTCTTGTTCTGGTCGCGTTCGGCGTCGATCTGCACCTTGGCCATCTTCGCCTGCTGCGTCTGCGCCTCTTGCTGGGCCTGCTGCAACTGTTGCTGCAACTGCTGGATTTGCTGCTGAACCTGCGGCGGAATCCCGCCCTGATCCATGCTCTCCAAAATCGCGTCCTTATTGCGCAGGCTGGACGCTTCGATGATCGCCCTGGTCGGGATGGCGTTCGGGTCCATCTTTTTCAGGTCGATGAGTGCCTGGTACTGCTCGCTCTGCAGCGTCACGGACTCAGGTGCGTCTTCTAGGATGATGTCAACGTCGAGATCGCTCACCTGGTTCTCGATGCGGATCACCTGCTGCATGCGCGGGTCGTTCGGATCGGTGGGCGGTGCACCGGACCAGCTGAATTGCGGGCCTTGCGGGCCTTGTGGGCCTTGTGGCGGCTGTCCGGGTTGCTGGGGCTGTCCCTGCTGCGCCTGCTGCTGCAAATGCTCGGCCAGTGTCACGGGCTTGTTCATCTGAACCCAGCGCAGGTTCCGCTGGTCATCAGTGACGCGGACCCAGCGTTCCTCGGTCCAGTACTGGCGAATGCGATACCAGATCTGGCGGTACACGTCCCATGACCACAGGCGGATGGCCTCGAACATGGTGGACATTTCCATCAGCCCACCGCTTACCAGCATCTCCTGCGCGCGGCCAGACGGCGCGCTCTGGTCGCCAGCCAATGCCGGATTAATCCCCGATGCGTCGATCTCCGACTTGGACTCCTGCAGCAACTGGAATTGGCCCGAGACAAGTTCCTGTTTGTCCACGAGGTCAAACCGCATGTTGGGCGTAACTTCGATGAACCCATCCGGCCTCGCTGCCTCGCGTCGTGCCTGCGCCATGTCGGCCACAGCACCCTTTTCCGCGATGATCTTCTGCGAGTTCAGCAGATGCAGCGCCTTGCTGCGGCGCTTGTTGATCTCATCCTGCGGGCTGATATGACGCTGCACGATGCCGTAACGGCGATTCTCGCGGTCGATGTAGGCACTGACCGCCAGCAGGTCGCACACTGGCGTGCCGTACTCGTCCACATACGGTGAAACCTGCGGGTCGCGCAGGAAGCCGCCTTTGCACAGGATCGCCGTCCACCACTGCCCCTTGTTGCGATAGCGGTGCTGCAGGACGCGGATGCGTCGGCGCTTGCTGTCGCTCCATTCCACCTTGGGGCGGTCGTCAAACGTGTCGCTCACGCCTTCGGAGTAACACGCGGCGATGATGTCCCCTTTGCCGGCGAACATCGTCTGCGCGTCGTCGTCATCCATCCACAGGACAACGCCCATGTAGCTCGCATCCTTGAAGTCGCGGGCGCGGCTGTGCGGGTCACGGTAGAAGCGGTCCCACGGCACGGGCGTGAGCTTGATGTCCGGCTGGCCGTTCTGCATCGTGACCGTGACGGTGATGGCCCCGATGCCCTCGATGAACACGTTCTCCGCTGCCGTGGAGCGGATCGAGTCGAAGTTGTTTGCATCGCAGACGAAGCGGATGGCGTCCGTTGCGCTGTTAGCCTCATCTTCCTGTCGCGGTGTGCGCGGGTAAGCTTTCGGCTCCGTGCGCAGGCGCTTTTCATGGCCCAGCAGTGCGTCGATCTTGGGCGCGATGCGGTTGCTGATGACGATGGGCTGCCGGCGCTTCTCCAGCGTGGCAATCTCGGCGTCGGTAAGTTGCTTGCCGTCGTAGTAGTCGCGGCACTTCTCGGAAGACGCACGCTCGCTACGCGTTTCGGAGTCAGCCTCGCAGAACTGGTCCAGCAGCCGCGTCAGGCCGTCATCGTCCGTCGCCTTCGCGGTCGCCTTAGTCATTCGGTGACGCCTTGGCAAAGTAACGAAGGGCGGCGCTTTCCTTGGTGCCAGGGCGCATCCAGAACGGGTAACGCTTCACCTTGCCGTCGCGGAAGAAAGACAGGCCAATGGCAGGGTTTTCGCCCTCTACCTCGCGTACATGCGTGGTGATCGCCCAGCCGGCCCACTTGGGCGCAACCTGGTCGCGGATACGCTGAATCACGGCGTCCAGTCCCGTCGGCTCGAAGTCCGTTACGCGGTTTTCCATGAATCCTCATCCTCGTCGGCGTCGCCGTAGTCGTCGGGCTTGCGTGGCTGGGCCGCTGCCGCTGGTGGTCGCCAACCGGAACGGCGTAGTTCTTCCAGCGCGTACCGCAGCGCGTCAATCGTGTGGTTGTACTTGTCATCCAGCAGCGGCAGGATGTCGCCCGTGTGCGGGTCGGTCTTGTAGCTGTAGCTGGACAGTTCCTCGATCACATGCACGCATCGCGGATGCACCACGATGTCAAAGGAACGCAGGAACTCGATGCCGTCCTCGATGCTGCCCGGACCCTTGAGCGCCGGGATGATCTTGAAGCCCTGCCGCTGCATGTAGCTCACGGTCTCAGGTCGCGCCGAGTCGGCGCGGATCAGCCAATTACGGCTCCCCTCGATCTGGTCGAACAGGGCCGGCGTCTTGTCGATCTCGCAGCCGATCTCCCACACTTCCCGGTCCACGTACAGCGTGCGGCCGTCGTTATGGCAGCGGATCAGCACGCTAGGGTCAACCGCAAAGCCCCAGTCAGCACCAAAGCGGTGGATGGCGTCTGCAGGCGGCTCGAATGCCTCCACCTTCCAGTTGCGGAAGATGCGTGCCTGCGAGTTCTGCGCGTACTGACCGCCCCACACATGCGCGAATTTGTCCGGGTCGCGTGCAAGGTCGCCTTGTACTTCAGCCAGCAGCTCAGCCGGCAACCACGGGTTATCGGAGTAGTTCGCCTCGACCACCACGCAGTCGGCTGGCGGATGCTCCCCACGTAGCAGAAGGTCTACCGGATCGGTAGCCTTGTTTGGGTTCCAGCTGAACCACAGCTCAGAGCCGGGTTTGCGGATGGTGGGGCGCAACAGGTCAAGACTGCGCTGGCTCAGGCTTTGCGCTTCCTCGACCCATGCGACATCGAACCCTTCCAGCGACTTGATGGAGTCCGCCGTGTGGTTCTGCATGCCCTGGAAGATGATGACGCCGCCGCCCGGTGTGCGGATCTCTGCGTCCAATATCTCGAAGCCGGGAAGGCCCAGCGTCCTAACCTTGTCCTCCACCAGCAGCTTCACGGAGTTCTTGAGGCTGCGCTGCACTTCACGGACACAAGCGGCCCGCAAGCCCTCCTGCATCGCACAGCGTTCCACCAGTGACTCAGCGAAGAAATGGGACTTTCCCGAACCCCGCCCCCCGTGCGCCCCCTTGTATCGACTCGCCCTAAGCAGCGGGACAAATGCCCGCGCTGTCGGGATTTGAATGGTGCTCACGCCTTCGGGTCAACAATGACGCGCTCGATGCGGTGAACTTGCTGGATAGCGCCGCCACCTGCGCCCGTCAGCTCGCGTTTCTGGCGCTCTGTGTAGTCCTCAGGGAAGCGGGCAGCCATAGACCGGGACCAGATGCCAGCGTTCATGCCCGGAGTAAGCATCCCGGTCTGGCCGGCGTTCTCCCACCAGTCCTGCGAAAGCTGCTTCGCGCGTGTAAAGGAACTCAAAAATTCGGGGTGCTCTGCAGCCCAGTTGTCCAGTGTGTTGCGTACAACGTCAAGCCCACACGCCATCTGCACGATGGACTTGCCGAGCCGGCCCATCTCGATAACCTGCTCGCAGTACTCTGGTTTGTAGTCACTCGGTCGCCCGGCAGGCATCACTCAATCTCCACCAGCGCCGTGTAGACACGCTGCCCGTCTGCGTCGATGTCGAAGCGGTACAGGGTCGAGTACATGCGGCGCATCTGATCGATGGTCAGCGGGAAAGTCACCGTTCCCACGGCTCCCTGCGTGGCGACCGAAGTGGTCAGCACGCGGCGCCCGTAGTTCAGGGCGTAATCCCATCCCCAAGTCGGGTCCGTGGAGTAATGCCGGATGCTGGCCGTCAGGGTCTTTCCTGTGAGATACACCGGGCCGACATCATCGCGCACGTAGCACGTCACCGTATCGTCATAGCAACGTGAGACGCGGTGGGTGGTTTGCTGCCGGTTCATGGGTCAGGCTGCGGTCTTTTCGGCTGGCATGATGACTGCCTTTTCGTCGCGCACGGCGACGGAGTATTGAAGAGACATGGGATTTTCCTGTCAGTGAAGGGCGCGAATAGCGCGCATGCGTCGGTTGCAGTCGGCCAGGCTCACACCGCGGGCATGGCCCACAGCCAGCGCGTCGAAGCCGGTTGCGGTGGTGAGCTGGGCGATGGTGCACGGCGCGGTGAGCGCATCAGGCACGGGGATGTAGCGTGTGACGACTACCTGCACCGTCTGCGGCATGACCGGCTTTGTGGGCGCGGTGGTGCAGCCAGCCACGGCCAGCACGGCGATCGACAGAATCAGGCGCATCAGTAGCCGTTCGCGATGTCGGGACAGAGTTTTGCGGCCAGCGTCGTGTCACACGCCGGGGTCTTTTCAGCGACAGCGACCGTTGCCGCG